CCGATCTATATCCCGGGCACGCCGACGCATCCGATCGCGCTGCCGCCTGGGACGGTGTGGCCACCGCTCCCGCCGAACGCAGGGGAAGGCCCGGGCGTAGTGGTCGTTCTCGCCTGGGTACCGAGTGTCGGCTACCGCTGGGTGGTGGTTGACACCGGGCAGCAGCCGGATCAGGGCCTGCCGCAGCCGCCACCAGGGCCGGACCAGGGCCTGCCGCAGCCTCAACCGCCGTCGGCACAGCCGAGGCGCCGGTAAGTCCGCCCGAAGGGCGTGCGATAGGTACGCGAGTGAACGTAAAAGGAGATTAGAAAATGAAGAGGCTTCTGTTTGGTGCTATCGCTGTTGCCGCGCTGGCCCTTGTTCAGCCAGCCGCAGCCGACGTTATCATCACCTACGGCCAGTCGGGCAGCGGAAACACGATCACCGGCACGGCTAGCGCCACTGGGACAGTCTGGGGCGGCACGGACATCCCTGTCACCGTGACGCAGATCGCACCGAACGGTCCGGCTACGCCGTTCAGTGCCTTTTTGGATGTCAGCGCGCACTCGATCGGCGGCGCGAACACTGTCGGGCCGTTTATCACCCAGGAGTTCGCTGGGACTTTCAGTATCTGCTCGACGGCCGCTGGCTGCGCCGTCAATTACCTGTCGGGCAGTTTTTCTGACGGCGCGCTGACCGCGAATGGAGCAGTGCAGATTGTCGTCGCAGCGCCTGACGTGACGTTCACCTCGAGCGTTATCCAGGCACTTGGCGAGCCCAACGCGCTCGGGTTCTCGTTTACTAACGTGGCGCCGCCGGTCAGCCTGGTGGCCTGCACGGCGAGCAACCCTGGCTGCAACACTGGGCAGACGATCAACAGCTTTACAGCTTCCGTCTCTGGCAATGCTTCGGCATTCGAGGTTCCCGAGCCGGCCTCAATTGCCCTGTTCGGGGCTAGCCTGCTCGGCCTCGGCGTTCTGCGCCGGCGGAAGAAGGAGGGCCTTGTAGCGTAGCACCGCGTGTACAAACTCGTAAATAGGAGGTGAGCATGGCAGAAACTACAGTACCGCCCCGAGCCGGCCCGCAGCCCAACCGTAGCCCGGTTTCCGGCAGCGGCCCGCAGCAGGAGCAGCAACGCGCAGCGTTCGATCCGGAAACGGGAGCTTACATGGAACCGGAGCAGCCGGAAGACATTCTGGAGGCCCGCCGGCGCGTCGCGGAGTGGGACTGGGAGAAGGAACCGAGGGATTGGTCGAGCGTCCCGACGTATTTTACACCGGAGGCACCACCTCCGAAGCCGCGTGTGGGCGGGTATACATCGAAGTCGGGAGAAACGATTGCTTTCGCTGGTACGACGGATGAGACTCGGGCACTGGCGGCGCTGAAAGTGCTGAAGAATATGGGCTATACGGCAGACCCGGCGGATCTGCCGATCCCACCGCCAGCTGGTACGACGGCGACTTCGCTTCAGGCAGGAATGACGACGAACCGGGCTACTGGCGTTCGGAGTGGTCCGTAAGGATGGGTGGAGGTCTTCCTGGTCTTGGCCCGGCACAGCCGGGCCAAGTTCCGCTTGATCAGCTTCTTACAGGACTGATCAAGGCTCCGCTTACGCAGAGCGCGCCGGCGATGTTCTCTGGAGGTGACCCGAATACTTCGATGCAGATAGCGAACCAGGTAACAGCGCCGCAAGCGCAGCTGCCTACGCCGACAGGGCCGAACCCCGGCGCGCCGACTGGCCCGCAGATGAGGCCGGGGGCTCCGCCGGCCGGGCACGCACCTCCAGGCGTTGTCCGGCCGGGTATGCCGCCTTCTCCGCCGCAAGCACCGTACATGCCGACAGGTGGGCCGGTAGGACCGAGCCAGTACACGTTCGATGTTAGCAAACTGGCTCCACAGTTGGCTGGCCTGGGCGGTAGGCAGTTCACTCCGCCGATCCGGCAGACTAACTTCGGGATGTAGCCGCACACCCGGACCACAGTTTTAGAATGGCTCAAATAAGTCCAGACCCTCGGATCTACGTCCCGGTAGAACACCTCGGTTCGTTGGAGGTAAAGGACCGCGTGCAGCGGTGCTTTGAAGATCCAGTGCTTTTTTGTCGATACTACCTCGAGCACATGTTTCCGCTGCCGATGCCAGCAGTTCACCGGGGCTTGCTAGCGATCCTGACGAGGCAGACTCAGTTTCTCGAGGTCTACGGTGAGGTAGACTGGATTTGTGATAACTTCGTGATGGAGAGGGACGGGAAAACCTATCGGATCTTTGAGAGGGGCGAGGATTATGTTTTACGCATGTACCTCGGAACTCACACCCTTGTGCTTATGCCAAGAGGATTTTCAAAAACTACTTTATGCGGCATTGCTGACTCCCTTTACGATATCTGCTATCAATTGGTTCAGCTTTCAGCTTATGTTTCTCACGCCGCCCCGCACGCAGAGACACAGCTTGAGAATGTTAAGAGAGAACTCGAGGCGAATACTCGCATCCTCCACGACTTTGGCATCCTTAAGCCAGAGAGAAGCACTGGGAAGCACTGGTCAGTTGACATCTTTGAAACCACGAACTCCTGTGCTATGGTCGCGCGAGGCGCGGGAGCGCAGATCAGAGGTCTTAACCTTCAGGGAATACGACCGCAGAAAGTGAAAGTGGATGACGTAGAAGATAGAGAAAGTGTCTCGACGGAGGAACAGCGTAAGAAAATGAGGGTCTGGGGCTATGGGGACTTGCTCCCGTGCTTGCCGGCGCTCGATCCTTTGGCTGCTATGGTTGTTATTGGTACTGTTCTTCACCCTGCCAGTCTTCTAATGACGTGGGCGAACGACCCGAAGTTCAGTGTTATTCGGTTTGGGGCGCTTGATCGGGCCGGAAAGCCGATCTGGCCGGAGAATATGTCGGTTGAGCGGCTCGAAGCCGAGAAGCGGAGCTTCACTCGGGCTGGAGAGCTCTCCACTTTCTACCTCGAATACCATAATCAGGTCCGAGCAGAGGAAACTCAGATCTTCCAGCAGCGGTTTTTCCGTTACGGGCCGCCCACGCCGGAAGATGGCTCCCTGATTTGGGCAGCTTATTGCGATCCGGCCATTTCAGAAGCAAAGAGGGCTGATAGCTCGGTCGTCTATGCGGTCGGAATGAGCATGAAGACTGGGAGGATCTTCGTTCCGGCGCCCTGGGCGCAGCGCGGGGCGAAGCCTCGTGACATAATCGACGCCTTTTTCAATTATAGCAAGCGTTATGGCGCCTCGCATCATGGAATTGAGGCAAATCAGTATCAAGCAGCGCTAATTCACCTCGTTCGCGCAGAAATGTTCAAGAAAAAGCATTATTTTGACGTTCTGCCGATCATTCACGGCTCGAAAACGTCAAAATACACCCGCATTAAGGGCGTTCTCCAGCCTCGGTACTCAAACGGTTATATTCAGCACTACGTTCCTATCCCTGACCTCGAGAGCCAGCTCTTAGACTTCCCTTCAGGCGTCCACGACGACCATCCTGACGGTTTGGCCGGCGCGATAGCGCTGCTTGACCCTGTTGCGGGGGCTGGAGCGGGCGCTGACGACGAAATTCAGGAAGATCCGGTAGATACTGACGAATTTAATGAGGGATGGAGGGTAGCACCATGAGTGGAGGAGGATGGTTTGACTGGCTGCCCGGCTTCCTCGGCGGCGCAAGCCCGACAATGCCACCGGAGACTTTCGGCCCGAAGGCCCCGCTTGATCCATTAGGGACGCTGGGCATGGTTCCTGGCGATGGGACGCAGCCGCTGTCGCCGATGATCTCACAGACCTCTATGGCGGATACTGGTCAGGGAAAGAACGACTGGCAGCGCCGAATGCAGCAGTCGTTGGCTCGATACCGGCAGGCCCAACAGGGCGGACAGCCGCGCCAGCGGATGACTGAGTGGTTCGGGCCGAGGCGGGTCGGCTAATGACTGAAGAAGAAGCTGCTGCGCAACAAGCAGCGCTGCTTGCAGCTTACGGTGCAACACCTCAGGATAGAGAGCGGATCGGCTTTCCAAACTTCACGTATCCGCCTGAAGATACGCCGAGTGGCGAAGCACCGGCTCAGTCTTTACAACGCGGTGTAGGATATCCAGGAGACTGGCTTTCAGGACTGATCAGCCGGTTCGGGCCGACACAAGTGCCTGCACCGCAGATACCTCCGGCGTTGGCAGCAGCACCGGCGCGGGAAATGCCGATGCCGCCACCTCCGCCGAGGCTCGCTATGCCAACGCAGGAGTCGCATGAGACGTTGCCGACTATATTTAACCCACAGAGTCTTGCTGGACCGCCAGTGATCGATGAGCGTGTACATCCGCCTACGCCGACGGAACGGCAAGGGCTAGTGGGAGATGCAGTTGGGGCGATGCGAAACGATCCGATCGCACTGGGCGGATATAACTCGTCTCGAATAGACTGGGATCGCTCGCCAGGGGGTACGAACCTGGGCTCATATATGCTGCCACAAAATCGACAGAATATTGCAGAGGGAGTTGCAGATACGATCCGCTTTGATCAGGGCATTCCGTATTACTGGCCGCTCGATTTACGAAGGGAAGTTCAAACACAGCCTCCGCCGTCTATGCGGCTCGGTGCAATAGGAAACGCTACATTTGATAGGACTGGAGCACATGAGTTTAGGCATCGGGGCTGGCATCAGATGGCAGCGTTGGCACGGCAGTATGGTATTCAGTTTTCTCCGCTTTCCTCTCCGTATTACGGTTATCCTTATACAAATGAGAGGATGAATGTTTATCAGGATCGGCAGCTCGGCTATGACTCGTATGCGGGCGATCCGAATATGCAGTTTGATGAGGGCAGTCGAGTTATAATGCAGCCGATGCTTGATGATGCGCGGCGCGTAGCAGACCAGACGAACGCGGCAAGAGTTGCTCGTATGCACAGGACTGGAGAGACTTGGGCGCAGACAGAGGTACCTGAGAGGCGTTAAAATGGTAGACTGGGCGGAAGGACTCCTAGCGGGTAACGCTGCTATGTTCCCCGGCCAGGGGGAAGGAGAGGCAGAGTCAGCCACTAATTTCGGCTCGAACATCGTGCGGGCGCGGCAGGGTGCTGGGAGCTGGTTGGAAAACGCTCCTTTACCGCCCGGCACTCCGTATGGCATTCCGCTTATAACACATACGTTAGGCGGGCTGTTGAACTCGCCTGATATGTCGGAGCAGCTTCGGGAGAATGATGCTCGGTTGCAGGAGGCTTACAGGCAGGCCGGCGCGGTTACGCCGCAGCAGCAGAGCATGTTCCGGATGACGCATACTGAGTTTATGGACCCGTTAGGGCAGCAGTTGACAGGCTTCCTCGGTAACACTTACGGAGTTAATCCGAACCGGCTGAACCTCTGGCATGGCGTGCGTAGGACTGGCGCTACGGATGCTATTAGAAATGAAGGCTTTACGCGGGGCAGAAGTGCAGAAATTCATGCGCCAGGCACCTCTATGTCGTCAGACCCGAACCTTAGTTATAGCGGGTTCGCTGAGAACGACGTGAACCAGATGCTTAGAGCGAGAGCGAATGTAGATCCGACTCAGGTGAGAAACTACTCGCCAGGAGAGTATTCAGCGAGCAGACTGCCGGAGTTTCAGCCGGAACAATTCCGTGCAACTTCAAAGCCGCAGTCGTACTATAGGGAAGCTGAGCTTTTCTTTCCGCAGGCGTCGGGCGGACAGGCGTCGCTGACCGATATTCGCCCACTGACAATTCCAGAGGTCATTTATCTTAGAGGGATGAATAACGCTAGAAGCGAGACTAATGCAGCACTAGCTGACTACGGCCGGCGCACTCGTATGACGAGAGAGAACCCTGGAGATCTTAGTCCGAATGAGCTTAGAGAGCTTGCTGAGAATGCACCAACGCTGGCTGAAGGGCTATTGCTGATGCAACGGCAGGCGAACCAAGTGACTCGTGCGGGCCGGCCGAGTATTCCGAGAGAGACTGCAAGTGTAGCTAATAGAGCGCTAGAGATACCACCCTATTCGCAACGGCTGATGTTTCCAGAGGCATCACGTGCTGTAGATTGGTACAGGATGG